TTGATCATTGGTATCTCAACGTAGTTAAGAGTTATGATCAAATAAAGCCCGACCAGACCACTACACCAAGACGTACAAAAGTTCCAAGTACAGCAATATGGTGCTCGGTATCTTCTGCTGCGTCTTTTATTCTGGTGAGGAGGTTAGGTTTCGGGCTTCCTTCTTTTCCTTCCATTTATTGACTTTTCCTTGTAGGAATTTAGTTAATTTCTTTTTAATCGAATCAAACAATGGCTGAGCGAATGTTGTAACTGCTACAGCCGATACAGCCGCATAAGTTGCAGCCATAACTACTTCTGTTGTGGGCATAGGTATAGGTATATCTAAAACAGGTATTGTTAAAGATGGTGGTTCCTGAGCCTCTGTTGTTTTTTCTCCTTGAGTCCCTTCCGGTCTTTTTAAATCACTAGGAGGGATTACAATTGGTTTATACGACGGTATGTCCGCCTTCGGGATGAGAAGGGTAGGAGTTCCAATTGTATTTGGGGTAGGTAGCCTAGTGTTAGGCAACTCAAATGGACCTCCTAAGGAACTCATATCGTTATTGTTTCCTCGTCATTAACAGAGAAAGGTACATCAGAAGTAGCATCGTACTTTACTGGTGTGCCCACATTTTCACTCATTCCCTTTTGTATCTTCGATATATAAGAGACTTTTAGTGCTTCTACAATTTCTGCTTTTGTTTGACCTTTTTTAATAGGGATTTCGGCTGAAACCCCATCCTCCCAATCTCCCGTGAGTTTATGGGTTTCAACCTTAGTTACTTTAAATTTCATAATTAAGTCTTAATACAAGCCATTAGAGCAATGTTTCTACCTCTAGACTCAGCAGCACCAGTCCAGTTAGCTACACTTACGTTGACGTTAGTAGTAACAGAAACGTTGTGGGAGTGGTTTCCTTGAGAATCACTAGATATGTTATGACTATGTGATCCACCATCAGTTACAGAAACGTTATGGCTGTGTGATCCAGCATTACTTGTGTTAAAGCTGTGGCTATGTGCTCCTGTGTTACTGGTGTTAAAGCTATGGCTGTGGTCTCCAGCAGAGTTGGTGTTGATATTACCGCCATATCCTTCCCAGTGACCAGAGTTCTGGAAGGATTCATTATTATTAGAATTACTAGTTTTACCGTACCAGCTATGGCTATGGTTTCCAGTATTACTAGTGTTACCAGAGTGACTATGGTTTCCAGTATTGGAAGTGTTTCCAGAGTGGCTATGGCTACCTGTGTTTCCAGAACTTGCGTTGTGCCCGTGAGTTCCAGCAGATGCAGCAGTACCGCCGTGGGTGTGCGCTCCAGTATTGTTAGTGTTAGCTGAAGATGATCCAGATCCACTTGCGTTGTGGCTGTGCGTGATACTGGATGTACCTTGAGCACTACCGAACGAACGTGAACTATCAATACCTCTACTATTATCCCAACCTCTTACAAATTCTCCTCTTAGATCTGGGATATTGAAAGTTGAACTACCATTACCTGATCCAAATGTTGTACCAATTACACCAAATAGGTCAGAATATGTCGATCTACTTATAGCTGATCCATTACACTCTAGATATCCAGTAGGAGCAGAGTTTTTAGCATACCATAATATAAAGCCAGTAGGTACACCCGGGGGTAGTCCTGTTAAGTTGGCTCCACTAATTGCAGGTAGTGTTGCAGGGAATCTAGCATCTGGAACAGTGCCAGAAGTTAAATTACTTGCGCTAAGTGATGTTAAATCAACAGTCTCCCATTTTAAACCACCATTTTGACCTGACTGCTTCTGTAGGAATTGTCCATTAGAACCAGCATTAGCTATATAAAGGTTGTCTTCATCAACGGATTGAGAAGACATGTGCTCAAGGTCAATTGCACCTGCACCTATATGCTCTGAGTTTATAACATCATTTTGGATATTATCTCCATCAATAACATCGTTTGCTAAGTGAGTATGATTAATACTTCCATTTACATAGTGCTCTGAATCGATCGAGTCATTTTGAATGTTATCTCCATCGATGCAATCATTTGCCAAATCGGCATGAACAATTGTTGCATTAACTATGTTTGCACTAGCCACAGTTACGTCTGTAGGTAATGCTCCCGCAGCTATTTTACTTGTTGCGATAGAGTCTGTACCCAATCTTCCAGCTATAGATGCGCTGGAAACATTATTCATATCTTCTCTGGCTAGAGGTCTACCTCCAGCCTGAGAGCCGTCATGTATAACGGCTGTATCTTTAGTTGTATCAATGGTTACTTCGCCTTCAGCACCCGTAAATGATGCGTGCTGAGTCGTAGTACCACGTCTGAGTTTTAATTGTTTTGCCATTTATAGAGTACCAAAATCCATTGTTAAGTTAGAACCATCAACAGTCCCTACTGTTATATTAGGTGTGCCAGATAAACCAGATGCGTTAGTAGCTAATGTTGCTGTTGCTGAGTTTCCTGTGCATGATCCGGATGAACCAGATGTATTTCCAGTTACGTTCCCAACTAAGTTTCCAGTAACATCTCCTGTGAGATCACCCGTAACATCTCCTGTAACATCTCCTGTAACATCTCCTGTGAGATTTCCAGTTACATTTCCAGTTACATTTCCAGTTAATGCTCCAACAAATGAACTAGCTGTGAATGTTCCACCGCTAGTGATGTTTTTACTGTTTGCATTTAGATGACCACCTAGCTGTGGGCTAGAATCACTAACTAATGCTGCAATACCCGGAGAGATACCTACCCAACTAGAACCGTTGTAATAGTTAAGAGTATTTCCTGTTGAGTTATACCAAAGGTCACCTTCACTAGGAGATCCGGGAGTAGAGCCTGCAATCTGATATTCATTCGCATATCTATTAACGTCCGCTATTGAACCAGCAACCGTATTGATATTGGTGTTTGATCCAGCAACAGTATTAATGTTTGTCGCGTTTGAGACTACAGCATTAATATTTGTCGCGTTGCTAACAGCAGAATTAATATTAGAAGCGTTAGCTTGAACGGCGTTAATGTTGGTTGCATTTCCAGCTACCGCAGTAATGTTTGAGTTATTTCCAGCTACCGCAGTTACATTGGAATTGTTTCCAGCTACCGTAGTAACGTTACTTGATATACCTGCAACAGTTGTGATGTTAGCTGAGATGTCAGCCAGTGTATCAAGGTCAGATACGATTGCAGTCGTAGCTAATGTGTTCATATCAGCTACAGCATCAGCCGTACCTAATCTCCCTATTTCAGTCGCTTTTCCAGCTACAACTCCAATATCGGTTGCATCAGCAGCAACAGCATTAATATTGGTAGCATTTCCCGCAACAGCATTGATATTAGTCGCGTTACTATTTACAGCATTTATGTTTGTCGCATTGCCAGCTACAGAAGTTACGTTAGACGCAATACCTGCTACAGACGTTACGTTGCCTGCAATACCCGCAACTGTGGTGACATTAGATGATATACCGCCAACAGTATTGACGTTCGCAATATTAGTTGCAACCGTATCAATTTCACTGGTTCCTTCATTCAGGTCATCAGCTACTGTATTGATCTTCGCTATGTTTGTCGCGGTTGTATTAACATTCGCAATCGCAGCTCCAACTGTATTAATGGAGTTATTTCCTGATCCGGTATTAACAGCATCAGCAATTGATCCGCAGTCTTCAGCAAACGTTACATAACCAGAGACACTATTAATATTAGTAATAGTTGCTTGGTCAGGAGTAATTGCTGAGTAACCATCTCCTGCTGACCCATCTCGAACCATCATCACCTTGTTAGATGATGAATCAAACCAAAGGTCTCCTAGTTGTAAGGAAGAAGAATCTGCCCTTGCTGTAGGAGCTGTAGTACTGATTTGATATGTGTCTGCGTAATCATTAATATTAGTTAGATTATTACCGCAGGCATTTATATTGGTGATATTAGATGCAACAACATGAACCTCAGTTGCCTTTGGTACATACCTATGGAAGGTGTAAGTATTCAATGTAGAGGTTGTCTCTACGATCATACCAAACCCAGCCGAATAGGTTGTGCTGTTATCTAAACCACTAATGGTAACGGTTGAGTTTCCAACAGTACCATTAGCAATCGTTGCCACTCCAGATCCATTTGAGACGAGGTTAGAGCTGAGAGCTTTAATAGAGACCAGAGTTCCAGTCCCATTATTAACATCAGGGTTAGCGTTAGGAAAAGATGTTTCATTTGCTATAGGTACGAATCCACCGACGTCATCTACTAGGTCTATTATCCTTGCATCAATAGCAGCAGTTGTAGCTACTTTTGAATCTGTACCAGACCAAGTAACTCCACTAGCAATAGTTTCTGATGAGTCTTGTCTAAGGAACTTAGCTTCGCATTCTGTTTCGGTATAATATCTATTATCAAGTTGACCAGCGTTGAGTTCAGTTTCTGTGTAGTATCTGTTGTCTAGCTGTCCAGCATCTAGTTCTGTTTCTGTGTAGTATCTACCGTCTACAGCTCCGCCAGTAAGTTCTGTCTCTGTAAAGTAACGACTATCTAATTGACCACCATTTAATTCGGCTTCTGTGTAGTATCTGTTATCTAGTTGTCCACCGTCTAATTCAGTTTCAGTGTAATACCTACCGTCAATCGCGCCACCATTAAGTAACTCTGTTTCAGTATAGTATCTACTATCAAGAGATCCGCCTGAGATGCCGTCTAAGACTGCACCATCTGCATTTACATCTCTACCGTCTACAGTTCCAGTGACGGTGATATTTCCACCAACACTTAAATTGTCCGTTACTTCTACAGTACCAGCATTAGAATCTAAGACTAGATTTCCACTAGCTGTACTGACCTCATTCGCTGCGTCTAAGCCAACACGTATATTTTTTACTAATGCTCCTCCGGGAACTGTCTGCTGACCTGTGTAACTAGATACACCAGTTACATCAAAGGTTCCACCGACTGTGAGGTTCCCACTAACGGCTGTATTACCAGATGTGTTTAGGCTAGATAATGTAGTAGAACCAGTTACGCCTAGTGTTCCGCCTACTGTTTGATTACCATCTACAGTTACATTGCTGTCAAAGTCTGCTGCTCCTGAAACATCAAGAGTTCCCGGGAGATCAACATTACTTGTCCACTCAACATTAGTACCATTAGTTTGTAAAACCTGTCTATTGGTTCCGCTTTGAGAAAGCTTATTAACTGCTATTTCAGCCGTAGATGAAATGTCACCATCGACGATAGTTCCATCTTTTATTTTTGCACTTGTAATTGCTGAGTCTCTTATGTCCTCAGTAGTTACGATTTGATTCTGTTCCTGACTAGCAAAGCGAACT